CAGATAGTTAACTTCTTTTTGAGCAGAAGTCTTGAACTTTTTAAACTCAAGGTCAGACTCTTTATAAAGGTTTACTGGAGTAAACCCCTTATCATTGGCATGATTGATATGAAGAACCTGCTGATGTGTGAAGGAAGTATCAATCTCTCTGTGAACAACCGAGTTCTTACCAATAACAGTATCAAGATTTAGTTGTGGAACTTCAACATAAGTATTCTCATATGCATCATTTCCAACAAGGTCACGAAGTTTTTCTTCCAGAGAATCAACAGTGCGAACTTCAGGCTCATTTTCCTCACCAGAAGATTTCACTGGAGTTTGATCTCCTTGTGCGGTTCCACCATAAGAACCTTCATCATCCCTAGGTTGAGAGTTATCACTCTCTCCATCTTGTTCTGAAGAGGAGTCATTAGTTTCCACAATTTCATTAGATGGAGACTGCGAATTTCCTTTAGTTTCATGTGAATCGAAGTCAGCAACTTTTTGTTGTTGCTCCTTCTCTTTCTTACAATACTTATAAAGTTCTTCTGCAGCAATCAGAACATCTGCAAAACTTTCAGATGCAGCAATCAAGTTGATGATTTCTTGTTCCTCACCATCTTCAATGGGAATATTGACATAATTACCAATCTTAAAGTAAAGATTGGCGCGATCTGCAAGATTAAAGGTTGAAATATCATCATCAGCAATCTGAAAGAAGTCATCTTCATTCAGTTCTTTATATCCATTATAAAAAGTCTTTGCAAGTCCTGCATACTTACGCTTCATCAATTTTTCAATGCGAGCATCCTCAACAACATTCACAAACTGTTGAGGAACTTTCACCGTATCCAACCAATCCTCATCCGGAGTAAAGAGAGCATGGCCAACCTCATGACCAACCAGAAGGTCATACACAAGACCACTTGCCTTTTCCCACAGAGGAAGAGTTAGGACACGAGTGTGGACATTAAAGCAAGCAGTAGAAACTTTCTTATGCTCAACCACCAAATCCTCAGTGGCAAGCAGTTTGGCAAGTTGGGATTTGATTTCGTGGCGAACAGGCATCGGTTTTGTTTCGTATGTGGCCATGATAAAACGAAAGGTCGCCTTTCGGGCGACCCATGTGACGCTTTTTGAACTGGGCCAGTCGTGCTTTTGCTTGCCTCAGTGCTTGCGGTTTAAGTTTTCGTTTCTGTTCCTTTTTTGAATGGTGTTGCCAGTTTGGAGTGTTCATTGTTCTTTGGTGGTTCAGGCCACCATACGCGAAAAACCTTTGACTTTCTCAAACTTTATGACACTTTCAAATCTGTCCTCTAGTCCAGTTTTGTGGGAGATAACAAAGATGTTAGCGTCTTTAATCACATAACGAATAATCTTAAGAAACTCTTCTGTTCCAAATCCATCGAGTGAAGAATCAAACACTTCATCCATAATTAGAAGATTTGTGTTGACTGAGTTCTTCATTCTAGCAACTTCTCTCCAAGTGAAAAGAAGTGCTAAGTCAATTCTCATTTTTTCACCTTCACTGAAAGATGCATATGAAAAATCTTCGTGGATTGGTGACTGGACGGTTTCGTTAAATTCCTCATCAAGTGTGAAGTTAATATAGAAATCCATCATCTGAAGATAACGGTTAACTTGCTGATTTATCAGCGGTAGATACTTCTTAATGATTTTGGATTTTACTCCACCGTCTTTAAGTAAACTATACGAAAAATCGTAATAGTTAATAGTGTCTTTTTTAGAAGCGAGTTCGTCGTATGTAGTTTTTAAGTTGTCTTTGAAGGATTCTAACTTTTCATGTTCAGTATTTCTGTTTGCAAGGTTCTCGGTAAGAGTTTGAATTTCACGTTCAAGATTTCGGATTTGTTTTTGGTATCCAGAAATTTTGATATTGTTTTGAGAAATGCCATTCGTTAGTTGTGAGATCTCCTTCGATAGAGAAGTGAATTGACGCTCTCGCTCCTCTTCCTCTTTAATTGCCTCCTCTAGTTCTTTATAACCAGATTGCAACTCTTTTGCTTTAAATTGAGCGTCGTTAATTCTATTTATTCTGAAGGTTTCTTCAATTGATTGGGTGCAGGTGGGGCATACCGTATTCTCAGTGAAGAACTTATGCTCTTTAGTAAGAGTAGATACTTTTTGGGAGATCTTTCCCTTCAAGTTTCCAAGTTTGCGCAATTTTTCAGAATATCCAACTAATGCGTCTTGCTTTTTAATATACTCTCTAAGAGGGTTTTCTAAAGATGAATTTTCGTCCATGAGATAACCGATTTCCTCAGTTAAAGACATGATAGAAACATTTTTATCGTCAATATCTTTCTTTCCACGATTTTCAAGTTCTTCAATAAAACTCTCCTGCATCTTAACCTTATCAAGAAGAGATTCTTTTTTCAATTCAAGAACTTTGATATCTTCCTTAATCACTCGGATTTTTTCTTTAATCAGAGTATTCATTGAAGAAAAGATTTTAATATCAAGCAAGTCTTCAATAACTTCTCTACGATGAGATGCAGGAAGTTGCATGAAAGGGACAAAAGTACTGCTACCAAGAATTACAATCTGAGTGAAAGACTTATAATTCATTTTAAGAACATTTTGTTCTAGCCACTTTTGCTGATCTAATGCAGCAGAAGATTGATCTAGAGATTGCCCGTTTCTCCAAATCTCAAATACTGCGGGTTTGATTCCACGAATAACTTTCCAATTAATAGAACCAATAGAAAACTCAACTTCAACTTTACAATCTTTTTCATTTGTAGAGTTAATGAGTTGAGGTTTATTAATTTTACGAAAAGGTTTTCCAAACAAAGAAAACGTAAGAGCATCCAAAACAGTTGATTTACCTGCTCCATTCGTTCCAATAATTAAATTTGTTTTATTTTTGGTAAAATCAACTTCAGTAAATTGATTGCCTGTTGAAAGAAAATTTTTCCAACGAATAGTTTTAAATAAAATCATGATCAGTGTCTGGAGGGATTACGATATCATCTGAGGTTATAACTGTGTATTGATACCCATGAAGTTCACAAGTTTTTATCATTACTTTATCTTCAATTTCTATTACGTGCATTTCCGGATATCCATCTTCCTCAAGCATCATAGCATATCTTACAGCATCATCCTCTTCTTCAAATAAGTAAAGAATCTGCTCCCCATCTTCATCTTGAACAGAGTATGCACCTTCAGTTTCTTTTCCGTTGATGGTTAGAATAAACATTAGACTAATTCAAATGATTCCTGATAAATCTCATGAATCATTTTTTGCACTATGGATTTATCAAGGGTTATTTCTGCATCTTCAATATATCTATTCAGAATTGAAAGTGTATCTTCAGATTCAAATGCTTCAAAGTCTTCAGATTCTTGAATTGCAAAATTTTCAACAACCTTAAGTTCAGCAACATTAGAAGAATAAAGTTTATCAACAAATTTTTCAAACTTTTTAATGTCAGACTTCTTACGAACGATTATTCTAACAATTTTATTTTCATACTCACGAGTATCAAATGTTTGATAGTTTGTATCTTCGTAATAAATGTTATGGAACAAACGATATGGATTATTTACTGGAGTATGTGTAACAGTTTCTGTATCAAAAATATGAAATCCTCTAGTGTCTCCGACATCACTCCAGAACATTTCATATGGATTTCCTAGATAGAAGACTGTTCCGTTATCCGATCTAGTGTGATAGTGTCCAGAGTAGACCCTGCTGAACTTACCAAATAGTTTGCTCTCCAAACCATGCTCCATGACGATTTGTTTATTAACTCTAAATCCTTGGAGTTCAAGGTGCCCCATCGCGCATGGGCAAGTTGTCTTTTCAATAAGTTTAAGAGTTTTTGCTTCATTTTCTTGATTAATCCAAGGTATAAAAAGTATAGGTAACTGACCCAACATTACTTCTGTTGGTTCTGAATATACGGTCACATTATCATATTCGCGAAGCAACAAATCCACAGCATTTACTTCGTTTGTATTTTTATAATATGCAGTATGATTTCCAACAATAGTATGAACCTTTACACCCATTTTTTCTAGGGTATCGTAATAATGATTCTTTGCCCAAGAAAGCGCAGAAAAATCAATACCTTTACGACTATCAAAAGTATCACCCATGTCAATCACTGTAGTAATTCCTTCCTCTAGTAAGGTAGGAAAAAACACATTATTATAAAACTTCAGAAAATAATCATGAAAGAGTTTAGAATTCTTTCGTGCTCCGAAGTGCTGATCAGTGATGATTGCGACTTTCATTCAATAACGAAGTTTGGAATGGACATTATCCTTGATAGAATTATAGTCGCTATAGTTGGATCCGTCAAGGCTGTTGTCGTCAAATACTTCAGAAAATCCAGAACGCTCAAGGATTTTGTTTTTGATTTCTAATTGACGTTTCTCTCTTTGAATGCGGCGAAGAAAAGCGTAGTGAATGATTTGAGTGAAATAAGCAAAGGGATTTTGTGACTTCTCTGGATTGAAGTTATGAATATATTGAACGCAGTTCTCAATACCGTCAGAAATCATGTCCTCTTTGAACATATAATTGACAAAGTTTGGTTTGAATGATAAGTGATTAGCAATCTTCAGAAAACACTCTCCAATGTAGCGGGGAATGGGAGGCTTTGGTTTTCCTTGAATCAGTGCAATCTCTTTATCTTCACGATACTTAATTAGAGCAGCAAGAAACTCTTTGTTATTGACGTAATGCTCTGACCTCTTTCTCTTGGCCATAACTGCTGTGGTTATCATTAGTTTAACTCATAATATGTATGAATTATACCACTTTTAGAAATAGTTGACAAGGTATCCAAAACTTGATACAATTACCTTTGTGGAGGTTAAAAAGATTAGCTTTAGCTATTTTTATAAAGTTTCTCTAAGATCTCTTTAGCATCATTGACATTGGATATGTATCCCATCTTACGACTTATCTTAGATTGATTATCTTTTTTCTTATAAGATTGTCTTAAATAAGATTGATACATCATAATCATTTCTATATCTGAAGATTCTGAAAGAGTAAGTACATCTTCAAGATTAAGAATAAACATATCTTCGGTTGTTGTTTTTAACCAAGGTTCTAGTTTGTATCCAACAATTCCCATTCTACCCTTAACTTCAGAAACAATAATTGGATTAGAAATAATCAATATTGTTCTGTCATCTTCTTCTGATGCAGCAACCTTACAGAAGATTTCCTCTCCGGATTTTAATTTAACTGTTGCATAAAAATCATCTTCTATCATTTCTTTAATTGAATAGTGATTATTTCATAGTTGAAGTTCTCTTCATTATAGATTTTAATTCTTTCAATGAGGTGATTCAGTGTATAATTTTTTCTTGAGTTATAACTACAATCATCAGCAATATCATAAAGTG